CATTATCTTTTTTAGCTTCATCTGGAATACCATCATGGTCACTATCTACTAGCCACTTACTAAAGGTCTGAATAGCAATGGTCAAACCCCCAACGGCAGTGACATATTGTCTAAACTCAGACAAGTTAGCATGACCTGTAACGACCCATTCATATATGGTCATCACCAAATAAAGTATTAAACAAAACAGAAGGTAACGAAGACTCCATTTGATGAGTCTCATAGAGTCTTTGTCACTTCTCTTAATTCTGAATGTACTTACAAGTTCTTTGAGTTTTCGCTTAAAGTAGAGCATATATCGTCTAGGCGTTTTGAATTGATCTTGTGAGCTTCTTCAAGAGCTGCTACACGCACATCTAAAGCACGCCGGTCTGCTACACTCCTTTCAATTTCTTTTTTCAATTCATGCAATACATCACTATTCAGATCAATAGCATGCTGCAATGGTCTGATAACAACGTAGTTAAAAGCAGCACTTATACAACTAGCTACTGTTAAAATAGCTACAATACTATTCAGAATATCCAAGCAGTCTCCTTTCTTAATATAAATATAATAGGGAGTGCCAAAAGACACTCCCCCCCCCATATTTAACTTACCACTAACTTATTATTAAGGAGTAGGGGTAATTGTACCTGTAGGTGCTGGAACGATAAACGCCGGAACAGGAGCTGGGCGAAGTCTCTGAACGAGATCTGCCGTCTGTTCCGAAGCTATTGATAGCTGGCGGTGTTGGTGGATAAGCGAACATGATAATCACCTTTCCTTTTTGTTAATAATCAGTGTACGTTGGCTTCATTTTATTTATTTCTGGTGACCAACTCAGCTCAAAACCACTGATGTCTTTTGTATCCTGTATGTCCTCAGGTGGGATACGTTGAAACCATATTTTTATTGTAGGCTTGGATCTCGACCCTAGGTATACCCCGTCTGCCACTTCGTTTACGGGGTCTCCGTTTGGCCATATTATAAAAGTATAACATTGCAATTCGTACTTTTTGCCGGGGGTCACTCCAACATATGTATATTCACTGTTCGATGTATCGTCGTATTCGTCCTCACTCCAGAATACCCTAATAACTCTAACCCCCGGAGGTACAGAGAACATATCACCTGCACCAACTGAAACACTCCCAGTTGGAGTAAATGCTTCTTTCTTTACCTGAAAGACTTCTCCGTTCTTCTTTTTGACATAGCAAGGGACATCCCCATTACCCTTAGCTTCGAGCTTAATGTACGCTGGAGCGCCTTTGAACTTAATCTTCAAGTTCGGTTCAGGGCATTCATCTGTGGTAGTAGAGGCATGAGCGTCATACTGCACCCCAGCCTTTTTGACATGAAAAATTGCACCAAGGTCACTCATTCTATCCACAGCTCACTTTCGTTAATAACAAGGTGTCCATTGCTGATTACTGCAAATCCACTATCATTAATCAGCTGAGAAGTCTGCGTAGGAATATTAGCTTCAATAGCTGTTTTTGCTTTCGAGATAGCTGCACGCACATCAGTTATAGTAGCATACTGACTTAAATCTATTTTACTGATCTTATTGTCAACTTCTGCTCTAGTGTAAGTTTCTGTCTTCGTATAGTAGCTAGAAGGGTCAAACTTAGCAGCATCAATAGCACTCTGAGCTGCTGCCTTTGCACTATTAGCTGCATTAGTCTCACTTATCTTTGCATTAGAAGCACTTGTAGATGCATTAGAAGCACTAGAATAGGCTTCCGATGCACTATTAGTACTTGATAATGCACTTTGCCTTGCTGCATTTACACTAGAAGAAGCAGTAGCTGCGTAGGATGCACTGGACTCTGCACTAGACTGAGCAGCACTAGCAGATGCCTGAGCCTCCCTTGCCCAACCAAGAGAGGACTTACTTCCCTCCTCCCCATTAGGGCTATCCTCAGCTTCTGCCCACTTTTGAGCAAGAGCTGCACTATTGTTAGCTTCAGTAGCTTTAGTAGTAGTAGCATCTCTTAAAGTGGTCATAGTGCTAACGTAAGAATCCCCAGTAGTCACCAAACGAGTATTCTGGGTATCTCCTGTAGCTACAATAGAAGCGTTCTGGGCTGCACCTGTATTCCTAAGCTGCATTAAGAGACTATTTTGACTCTTTGTGATGTAATTAAGATTGACAGCATCTCCGGGTTCTGTAGGGTCTAAAAGATTCTTAATCTTATTGTACCTAGCATCCCAAATGTTATCAGTCCCATCTTTACTCAGACCCCCCTCCTGAGCAAGGTCTGACGTTTCCTCTGCAAGGTGAAGAAGCTGAGTAGACTGTACGGTCATATCTGCTGCTTTTAATACAGAAGCATCTGCCCACCCAACCAGAGGCTTAGTAGTAGTAACACGATAGATCTTAATTTTAAAACTTGTAGGAGCTACTAAAGTCACCTGACGATCATTTACGGTGTAGTCTTTGCTCTGAGTGAGTTCTTCAATCTTCTCATCAGAAATCAGAGAGACATGTACAAATGCCTTTCTAAGATAGTCAAACGGAAACGAATATTGTGTTTGAGATCCATCACCCTGATAAAAGATCTGAGCTTTTCTTTCGTTACTTATTTTATCCATCTCCTTTGAAACACTAAATAGTAAATAGCAATGGCAATGGTAAGAAGGGTAGCAATAAAGCATACCTCCCCACCAAAGATCACATTGATACATACCAAAATAAAAATGGGAAGAATAACGAACCAAAGTATTACTAGTTCAAACATAAGCACCCCAGCACAGAAGGGTATCTGACCACAGAATGCTCCTAGCATAAGAAGAATCTGTGTTATAAATAAAACATCCTTCCAATTTACTTCATTTATCATTATTCCCCCTTCTTGTTAATTACTTATTACTGTCAATCAATCTCTTAGTCTTGTTTGCTGCCTTTGGCTTAGAAGATATAAGTTTAGCAGTCTTGTTGGTCTTAGACCCAAGTTTCTGTGGTGTCTTCTTAGCCTTTGGCTTCTTCTGTTCCTTAGTGTAGTCCGATCTCTTGTCTGGAAGATTTGCATCTTCTTTAATCATAGACCCAAGATAAGATATAGCCAGATGAGACCCCAGAGGAAATGCCTGAATTACCTTATCAATATCCTTAGAAGTACCATCACCAGTTGCAAGATGATATACACCCTGACCAGCATTATACGCTCTACCAAGTGCGCCTACAGCTGGGAACTGCTTCAAGAAGTCAGATGTTCTCTTATCCCAAGAGTCATCAGAAGATCTTGTGTTACGAGTATTATCAACCGTAGTACGGAACATTGGTTGCCCTGTAGCAAGTTCCCATCCATCAGAAATAAAGGAAGCTGGAGCAGTCATAGACATACGGAAGATACCAGAGAGAGCAACTCTCTGAATGTTACCATATTTGTCCATGTACTCTTTACGCTTCTGTTCATCATTTGGATAGTACATGTAAGACTTAGCTAAAGTCATTGCGTAGTAAGAAGCGGCATTTGTAGCATAGGAATACAGAGCAGCCAGACCATCATCTAATTCATGAGAAGACAAAGCTCTCATAAATTGCTGATTCATAGCCTTCATAGTGAAGTCTTTGAACTGGAAGAATACTCTATGCTTCTCTTTGAATGGTGTCATGTTACCAATACTGTTTTGCTGGATACCTCTCATAGACTCATTATCCATGAGCTTCTTCCATTTAGCAAAAGACAGTGGGTCTTCATCAAGCCACTTATCAATGTTTCCTCTGTCATCAATAAGGTACTTTTTGATAGCCTTCTGGACATTATCAATATCCTTCTGAGTATGAATACCAGCTGCTGCTAACTTCTTCTTAGAGAATGGGTTACGGATAAAACCAACATGCTTACCACTAGCCCACTTCAAAGAGTCTTCAATAGCTGCACTTCTCATAGACTGAACCATAGCATTGGTCAGTTTAGGCATGAAGTTGACAGAAGATGTAAGAAGAGCTGCCCTCTTAACATTTCTATTAAAAGCATCTGCTGTTCTACCTTTAAGAGATGGTGTTGGATTATCAGCAGACACCTTATCAAAGATTTCACTATAGACCCTAGAGTCTGTAGAAGCAGAAGTCTTCCATCCACTGACTGCGAGATCATCAGCATAGAGCTTTCTTGTTACATTATCCATAATTTCAGCTCCATCTTTACCAAGTCGCATATTCTTAGCTAAGTTACCAAAGAACGGAATATTGTTAGCTAATACTTTCCAACCACCATAAGCAATAGAACCACCAAGTTCACCAAGCTGTGCAAAGGTCATGTTACCACCAACCTGAGAGTAAGTAAGAGATCTCAAAGAGTTAGAAAAGGCATCCCCAAGTTTCTGTTCATTGACATTATAAGACCCAATACCCAGAATCTTATGGAGACCCATCTGCATAGCTTCAAGTTCTCTACTCCCATCTTTGATAGGACTTCCTTTAGCAATCTCCTGAAAAATCTTATTGTAGAACTCCTGCTGTGTCTTAGAGTCACCAATGGTAGCTCTAAGAGCAATTTCACCACTAAGTCTGTTCATAACCTGTGGCAAGAAACCATCAAGGTCATAGCTTCTAATATCTTTATCGAAGCTAAATTCAACACCATTCTTCAGCTTCATGACACCAGAAGTATCAATAGGTACACGGTGCTTCAAAGAGTCCGAGAAAGCTGAATATGGATTCTTCAGCCTTGTGTCTTTCAAGTCAAAGTTCAGACTAGAGTTGTTTCTATCAAGACGACCATATGCCCAGTTCTTAGCTGCCTGTTCGAGATGTTCTTCAATCTCTTCTTCTGTAGGCCCAACCCACTGGAGAGGTTTCTTTCCTTTGTAGGCCTTCTTCTTAGCTTCAAACTCACGCTTCTTCATTTCGACAAAGTATTTAGCTTCTGCATCTCTGTCCATGAAGCGTCTAGCATATTCCGTAAGATCCTCTAAAACATCATTTGGATCATTGTAGTTACGACCCATCCATTCATAGAATTTCGTGTAGTCAGTAACACGGAAGAACTCTTTAGCAGAGTGGTCTGTGTCAAACTGGGACAGTAAAGACTCAAGACCTTTTCTACCACCAAGATTTTCGGATCTCTTCTGCATCTGTTTCAGAATATCACCATTGAGCTGTTCAAGGTCATTAGCGAGACTCTGAATCTCTGGAGTGAACTCTTCGAGCTTCAATGTGTCTCCTCTAGCTTTTGCATTGTAGCAGTCAATGATCTGTTCGTTCACTTTACGAATCAAGTGATTTCTCTGAACAACATTAAAGACACCAAAGGTCTTTGTGATATACTGCTGTCTCTTGTCAAGGAAGGAAATATACTTAGAGTTCCAACGATCAAGAAGCATCTGTTTAATGCTTTCCGTAGTTAGACACTCATTGTATGTAGCTTCCATTCTAGGGTCATTAAAGAGAATGTTAGCCGCCATCTGCATCTTACGAGAATGAGAGTTTCTCATAATACCAAAGATGTTGCCAATGAAACTATGTTCCAGCTTCAGACCCAAGCCACTCAGAATACCCAGATGTTTCTGACGCATCTCTGCACTCTTGCCACTATCAGACACATCATCAAAGATGGTCTGTCTCTTAATATCCTTAGAGTAGTCAATCTCACCGAGATCTTCTGCCACCTGAGCAATACCTTCACCATTAGAGTTATTCTTAGAGTAGGTAATGCCTTCAACGACATGAGAACCATCTGGCATAGTCCGTACTGGATCATCCTTATGAATAGCTTCATGAGCATTTCTGACCATCATTTTCTCAAGATCACCCTGAGCATTGTCAGCTCTTTCTCTAGCTCTGTTAGCTGTGTCTGGATAGATCGGTGTCTCTTTCTCTTTCACAGCATTAGCGTCAACTGCTTCAGAAGACACCTTACCAGTAGGGATAGTCTTATCCATGCTATAGAGATCTGGATTGAAGAATGTTTTCAATGCATAGTCTTCAATCTCTTTATCAGACACATCAGCTTTACCATAGTAGGAAATAGCCTGTTTTTTAATAGCCCTATAGAGAGCGAATCTCTTGTCTGGATTATGCTGAATCCAATACTTAAAGACCAGTTCTGGTTTATTACCTTCAGCTTTTCTAGCAGCTGCCCAGAGTTTGCTCTTCTTAGGAAGATCTGGGTCAATAATCATGTTGACGATACTCGTTACATCTTTATTCTTAGCTGCATAATGTTTCAAAGCACCAGCTACTGTGTCTGCCACCCACTGATCGGCATCATAGTTAGGATCAAGCCAATGCTGAATACCCTTACGGACTTCAACAACAATGTTATCTTTCTTATGCGTACTGCCCATATGTTCAATCCAGTAAGCAAGAGCTTCCTCTGGACTTGTAGCTTTACGAGTAGCATCAATCCAATCTTTGTCTTTAGAGTGTTCCATACGAGCCTTAACGATACCAATGACCTTATTATAGATCTTTGGTTCAAGCATACTTTTAAGGGCAATATGGACACCAGCTTCGTGCATAACAACACCTGTAAGGTTCCGTTTATTGATTCTTTCACGAATCAAAACGGAGACCCCAAGACCCGGTAAACTGAAAGCCTTAGCATCTGGGTCTAGTTCAACGCCATAGTGAGAAGCCCATTTGCGAGCTTTATCCTCTGTAAGGATGAACATCTGACCATTTTTGATAAGTCTATCAGTAATGGAAGCTGGCTCTACAAGGTCGTTGTATGCCTTAGTAGCAACTTCATTAAGCTCCTGTACAGGCTTAGGTTTCGCCTGATCTGCTTCAACTGTCTTCTGTTCCATTGAAGCATAGCCATTAGCGTTGTCAGCTTCTTCTCTGCTAACATCTGCTGTAGCTTTCTCAATGGTAGGATCTGCTTCTCGGAACTGTGGGTCTCCTTCAAGAGAAGCACCTTCTTGAGCAATATCTGGCTCTCTTTTAAGCTCTGCCTTCTCAGCTGCCTCTTTTGCTGCTCTTTCTTCATAATGAAGATCAATGTCAGTACCTTCCTGAGCAAAGTCATCCATCATATCTTTAGCAAGAGAAGCCTGTACATTTGGTTTCTCTTCCATGTGAGGAGCTACACCTACAGCAACACGAGTGGTCTCTTCTTCGAGTCTCTTCTTTTCGTTTTCCAGAAGTCGTGCCATTTCACTGCCCCCGGACTTAGAGATAGCTCCACCTACAGCACCTAAAAGACCACCAAAGGTCATTGCAGTAGCATAGTCTGGGGTAAAGCCCCCATAACGCTGTGCTAAGAATCTATCAGTTCCAGCCCCAACCATAGAAGTAAGAGCATTAGCTGCAATCCTAGCTGTTTTATGCTCATTGAGGGCTTTACCACCAAGAGACACAAGACTTCTGATTTTAGCTGCCTTTGTTGCCATACGGATAAGGGTAGCACCATTAAGACCCGGAACAAATGCCAAAGCAATCGTAGGATCAAAAATAGACCCAAGAATAGAACCGACTGAAGAGAGTCCATAGTCCATGTTATCTACAGCTTCGGCTCTTGCTCGGTCATTTTGCTTTATTGCTAAAAGGTCTAAAAGAGTCTGTCTGTTATGTGCATTACTCAAGACATAGTTCTGAGCAATAGTATCTCCTTCAAGACCCTTCTGGACAAGTTCAATATCTTCCTGAGATGGTCTATAGTCACTCATAGCCAACTCAGCCATAGAGTCTCTATTAACAAAGTTAGACCAAGCAGTACGCAGTGCAGATGTAGCACCGTTATCCCAGAACTGATTCATGAACTTGTTATAAAATTCATCCCAGAAAGTATAGACCTTCTGAGCTTCTGGAAGGTTAGGACGAGCAAAGGGATGTGTCATCCCATAGGCACCAGAAGGAGTCACAAATTTATCAATGACATTCCCTGCCATAATTTCTTGCAGTCTAGCCATTGTAGCGTCTGCATATTCGCCTGTGGTCATGTTACCATCAGACCAGTCTTCGTGTCCAATGGCACCTTCACCCCCCTGCCAAGCAATAGCAGCATTTCTATATCCATACTTTTCAATATACTTTGCTGCCATTCTATGTGCTGCTAATTCCTGCTGCGCTGGAGACCAATCATCTGGGTCATCCGCATATTCAGCATAGGTGCTAGGAATGAACTGATATTTACCTCTAGCTCCTGTACTTGCATTATATGCTTCATAGTCACCCCCAGACTCTGTTCCAGATATAGCAGCTAGAAAAGCGTCAACATTATCCATTCATATCACCTCTTTTAATAACCATTCCAACTAATGTCACTTACTGTCATTCTTCGATTACCTGTAGGAGTAGCAACTTGTCCGTCAGCAGTTTCAAAGCTGTTATCAGTCTCACTGGAGTCATCAGAAGAACTGTCATCAGAACTAGATTCTGCTTCAACTGCCTGTTTGTCATACCACCACTGATTTACAAGGTCATAGAACTCATCTAGAGTATATCCATCATGTTCATCAAGACCATATACAGGATCCCCAAAATGAATTTTGTGATCAACACCCCACCACCAAGTGGCGTTCATACCAACATATGCTGCATTTGTCTCTGCAACTCTGACATCCATGTATTTAGTAGCAGCCCCAAGCTGATCGTCAGAAGCATCAATACCATTGGTGTCTTCTGTTTTCCTAGCAAAGGCTGCTACTGGCATAGGATTACCATCATATTCAACATAGTTATTAGCTAAGACAGAGGACAGAATATGGTTAGCTGCATCTTCAGAACCAGAGCAAGCACGAATGTATTGCAGTGCTGTAGAATTTACTTTAGCAAAGCTATCATTAGAAATAGACACAGCAACCATTTCATGTTTGTCACTGTCTGCATTTTTCAGTTCAACTGTGTAACCATTACTCATAGCATTATCAGCAAAATCTTTAGCTGCCTGTGCCACTGTAGAGTCACTAGCCATTGCATCACGACCCTCACAGAACATCTTAAAGCCAGCTCCTTCACTTCCCTGAAAGTCAATAAGAGCCTGAATAGTCTGAAGATTGTCTGCCAAAGGTTTACCAAAAGTAGCTGTAAAGAGGGCTGGATTATTCTTAAAGAGACCCAGAGCTGTAGTGACACTCTTCATATCACCAGCATCTGCCATCTCATCTGCTGAAGCCCCCAAGATACTGTTCTCAAAGTATCCTTTGTATTCCGAACGCATCTTAGAGTTAGGACTCCAAAACATGATACGCGCAAATGTGTTTGTATCCCCCGGCTTTACACCAGCTAATTGTCTCATTGCTGCCCCATATGCTTCATCTGCGGTACAATAAGTATTATCTGGATTATGATTAAGATAACGAATAAGAGCAATATCAGCATGTTGAGATTTACCGTTTGCTTTAAGATTCTGCTGATTAGCTCTAATCTTAGCTTTCTTTTCTTCTTCTTCCCTATTAACAAGAGTGAGGCGGAACTGTCCGTACTTACCCTTCAGCATATGCTGTGTCTCTGGAGAAAGACCCTTCCACCATTTATCAAGATCAGCAACCTTCTGACAGCGCGCCATGCTTTCGTACTGCTTGTTCATGTACTCATTAGGTTTAGCAAGAGCTGTGTCTTCTGCCATACGAATGTATGTGTTCATGTCAATAACATCTTTGACATGGATAGGTTTAGTGCCATCTTCATTATTGGTGATGACAATATCTCCACAAGCTCTGATCTTGTCTGGAGACCCAGTTTCTTTTGCTGTTTCTTCCAAGATACCTTCAAAGTAAGATTTTCGTACATCTGGCTGATAAGACATCAAGACAGATTTTAGAGCAAGCTGCTGAAGACCCTGAGCGTACTCTTCTGGACTCTTATTAGCATTTTCAGCAACGTATGAAGTCCCATCTGCCTGAAGAGTTGCACGCCTGATAGTATCAAGACTCTTAGACTTCTCCGCTACTTTCTGATTGGTGATATCCAAGAGGTCTTTAGGGTTAGACTCCCAGAAGCCTTTGTAGAACTGTTCGACATCATAAGAGTCCGATTTGTTATCTTCAAGGAATTTTCGTTTCTCGCTATCATATCTTTCACGTTCTTTGTCTGGCTCTTTAACTGGGTCATTAGCCATTGTGATCTGATACTGCTGATTGAACTTTTCGGACATGTACTTACCACGAGCCTGTTCAATAGCAGCTACAGCGTATGGGTTATCTGCCAGCTGGAACTTCCCATACTTGTTGAGAAGTTCAATAGCGGACAGTTTCTTCCAGTCATCTTCAGTAGCAGCATTGATGAGCTGTGCGACCTCTACAGTCTTAGCTCTCTTCCGGTCTTCTTCACCAGACGCAAATTTCATTGCTGCATCTCCAAAACCAGTGACTGCATTATACAGTCGATCCCCAGCCCCGGTTTTAACAATGCCCTGAGAATCTACAAGATTCCTCAAGGACTTCTGATAAGTGGCTACTGGCTGGCGTGTGAACTGCCTTTGTGTACCCACTGCATTTTGTGTTATACTAGCCATTTAGCCTCCGTATCACTGAATATATAAGTTAGTTTTTCGCAACTTACCATGTTTGTAAATGTTCGTATAGTTTGCCATAGAAGGCCGCCCCTGAGGATTATAGGTAAAGTAAGACCCCGAAGATTTGGTGTCTGGACTATGAGATCCCCAGAAGTCAAACGTACCCCCATTTGCCTTAGCTGCTGCTGCCTGTGTCTTGTATGCATTGTAACCAGACAATGCAGTAGAAGAAAGAGACAAAATATCTGCAAACTTCTGAGACCTAGAGATCTCTCCCTGTTTCTGAAGTTGTGCAATATAATCCTTTGTGGACAGCAAAGTAGTCTCTTTGTTCAAATCAACTTCATTAGACTTTCTAAGATAGTTGTCCTGAACAGACGCAACAGACCTAGAAGTGTCTGCTTCAGCTGCTTGCATGAGTCTATTTGCTGTTCTACCACCACCAGCATAACCTTCTGCAATAGCAGCATTGACCTGTGAGGTAAGCTGCATTTGGTTAATGCGGGTCTTAATAATATCGTTTACGGCTGCATCATATGCGTCCTGCCGTTCGATTTCGTAATTCTGAAAAGCGTAGTTCATCTCTTTGGTCGCTCCCTGAGCCTGAGCTTCTAGGTACTTTGCCTGAGCATTGTACTGCTGTCTCATCCCATACGCTTGCATTGCGACCTGAGCTGCTACAGCCCACCAACACATAAACTAACTCCTTTCTATAATAAAATGCCAAAGATCTTTTCTGAATTGGTCTTCCCAGAAACTAGCTCCTAAGAAGTCCAAGTATTTCACATGAAGTGAATTTCTGGAGTCAACAACATTAGTGATAGTTGGATAAGCGTCTAAAAGCATCTTAACGAGATCTTTAGACCACCTAAGAAATTCAATCTTGTGATCTTCGACTGCATTGGTCAAAAGCATCCAACCAATGACACCCGGAGAGTAAAGACCCCAGTCTAACTGTTCATGATACCAATTACCAATGCCCAGTAAGACTCCATCACATTTGAGTACCCTTACATCCTTTAAGTGCATCATAAGGAATGGCAAATGCTCCTCAAAGGGTCTACCGGACACAAACTTTACTTCCTGAGCATCCATCTCTCTAATGTTCTTAGAAAACTCCAAAATATCTTTTTCTGTAGCTCTTTCAAGTTGTATCATATCGTCCGCGTCCTCTTAATGTAATTGCCTTCCCATGTGTACCCCATAAGAGACATAGCAGTTGGAGCCTGTGTCTTAATGGAGATTTTACAGTTGTCGTTCTTACTCATAATCGGAATGACCATAGACCCTGTTTCCATAGGAATAACGTTCATCTTGTTGTTCATTGCACCTAAGACTCTAGCTGTATGGTAATAGACATGAGTGGGTCTGGAGTCTTTATGCTCTACATGAACTTCAAAGTAACCAGACTTTGCAAAATTGATCTTCATTCGAGAGATCTGTAATCTGCCTTCCTCTTCTGCTATAATGCCAGCTGTCCCTTGCTGCTTAATGATAAGCTGAGAGAACTGTACAAAGAACGTAAAGAGTTCCCCAAAAGTTACCTTCTGTCCTCTTAAATCTCTATTGATGTAGACATTATCGTTCTTTACGTCATTGTAAGAGAACTCATAGTAATGACCATCAGCGGTAACGACCCCATACTTTGCACCTATAGAGAGATGATTTTCATAAGCATTTCTAATATGGAGATGTGTCATATTATTGATATCATCATAATTCTCAGCTGCAATAGGAGCAGACACAGCCTTACGATCTAAGAAGACACGATAAGGTTCATCATTGTAGTCTTTTGTATTGTAGGTGAAGATCATCTTCTCCATGAACAGTTCTCCATTTCTGGACAAGAGCATGTAGAAGGTAGAATCAAAGAAACCACCACCAAGGATAGTTGCACCCTTAAATTCCCAATAAGACCATGAAGACTGCATTCGAGCTTCTTCAGAGAACAGATATTTGTACACATAGATTCTGGAAGTGTTACCAGTTGTAAGTACAAGTAAGATATGTTCGTTGTTAGATGGACAAATTGCATAGACCCCATTAGGGATAAAAGAAGGTACATGGGAAGACACATCCTGAGCATCTTTCGTACCTACAGTATCATTCATGGTGTAATATTCGTCTATTGAAGAGAACTCAGCTCTCTTAACAATGAAGTACATTCTACGACCAGCTCCTACAGGCTTTACTTCTTTAGCAGAGGTAAATTGAGTAGCTAGAGGAGCAGCTGCGTTCTGAGGTGTCAAGACCCCATCAGCAGAAAGAATGAACTGAGAATTAGCAGAGAAAAGTACCAAATCCTGAGCGAATGGTACAGCGTGATAAAGGGTGTCTACCTCATTATTTGCTACAGCTAAATCAATAGGGTCTGTATCCTGTACCTCTACAGCAGACCCCATCCAGAAGTTGAAGAAAGATGCAGACCTAGAGAGGATGATATTTTCTCCGCTAAGTAATCCTAAACGATTTCTAAAGAGAAAAACATCATTGATCTTACCATCAACAAATGAAGGTTCAGAGTTTGAATCTTCATCCCCTGTGTCTCTATCCTCCCACTCAGCGGGCTTCACAGTAAATGTGTTATCGGCATTTCTGACCATGATATGAGGCATAGTAGATTTGTCGTAACAAGCCGTAATGCCCGGTTTTGCACATTCCTTCCAGATGTTCTCATCAGCTCTATAAGAGACGTAGTAGTCATCTGAACCAGACCCACTGTCACCTAAGACCTTTACTGTGTATCCGTCTTTGGCTTCTGTAGGTAAGTTCGTGAACTTCTGAGCAGTATGGAAGAAACCAAACATGCCCAGACCATTGAAACCATCAACACATTTTACAGTCTTAATGGTCACATCTGCTTTATGAAGATACAGACTAGAGTTATACTTTTCTACTGTCCAGCCTTTCTTAGCGGCAGCATCTCCTAATTGGTCTCTAATGAAGTTCGTATCAATCTGCTTTGTGTCTGCTGCCTTGTCCCCATTAGGTGTCGTAAATTCTGCGATTACTTCATTGTTAATGAGAATCTTGTAAGTTCGCCCATACTGACCAGACTTTACATTAACAAGACAACTATGGTCATCCCATTTGTAAGGAACTGGGTCTTTCCCCATTTTAACCACTTTGTCTCTGTTTACGATAAAAGTATAGTCAGCAATAGTAACAAGTCTAAGAGACTTTCTAGGATCATCAACTGTAATATAGGCTTTGCCATCTCCTTCATACTTTACAGTATAGGCTTTCCCATATTCATCCCAGACCCTAGCTGAAGACCCATCAAAGAGCATTACATACTTCTCTGTCTCATCTCTGTTTACAATGTGTACCAGAGACTTAGGATTAGTAGGTGCAGCTCCTAGGTCACTTACATAGAGAGTCGGGGGTCTTTTCTGGAGACCAGAAGCCTCCGTAGAGAAACCATTGACTTGCTGATCGAGCTGTTCAGGAAGCCTAAGAAGCTCTGGCTGCTGAGAGATACCAGAGATCAAGTTCTTAATGGTCTGTGAAATTCTAGTGTTCCTCATTAGCGTGCCTCCAGAGTCTGAACTGGCTGAACACTAAACATAGAATAGTCTCCAAGTTCCATTTCATATTCCTGAAGTGCTGCCCATGCTTCCTGTTCCTGAGCCAAAAGGTTCTGACCAATACTGTCATCATCAAGGGTCTGAGACTGGAAGATCCTAGCTGCTTTAGCTACAATGTAGTCTCTAGCAACAGAAGGCATGTAGTCGAAGTCAATAAGACGAATGAGTTCTACTTCAATATCCGAAGTGAATGTGTCTGTTTGATTGTCAAAATCATAGACATATTCGCCCCTCTGGACATACTTAGTCCCATCTGTTCCAACAATATAGAGAATGTCCTCCTGCCATTTGATCTTATTCGTAGTCACATCTCTGTTCAGCTTTGCTTCATCAACATGATTAAAAGACCAGCCTTTAGACTGCACCTGTCTATTGACCCTCTCAAGGACTCTAATGGCGTTCTCAACATCGACATTCTGGGAGTCTTCAAGAGTATTGACAGGAGCTTCCCCAACTGCTGCTAACATATCATTGATAGCATCTAGGGATTTATTAGATGTAAGAATCATATTAGCTCCTTTCTTAATAAAATAATAGTTGTGGTGTTCCTTTTGGGACTCGAACCCAAACCTCCCTGCTGGGCGTTCTTCCATTGAATCTAAAGGAACATATAAGAGGCATATGGTACGAGCCATACACCTCTTTCAAATACTTTGAGTATATCTCTATACTCGGTTTAAGTTACGTAAGTGCTTCAATGCAACCCATGTAAGCTGCTTCTGGACGCAGACCGCCATGACCTACAGAATAGGATGCAGCGATCATATCAGCCTGAAGTTCTGCACGACGAGCGCGTTCCAGTTTCAGGTCACGCAGTTTCACAGTACCTACAGCGGACTTGTGCATTGCAATGAATACACAGCTGTCTTTGTAAGTAGATGGGAAGATATGGCCTTCACCCTGAAGCAGACCATCATTAGCTTCAGCACCACCCATGGTCAGATGCGGGCATTCGATAATATCGAAACCAGCGATACGGAGAATGTTAGCATCGGTAATGGATGCAATACCACCATAATCACGGTTAATAGCCACAAGGGACGCAATAAGAGAGGTACGAGCTTCTGGGGTCATGAAGACATAACGTTCAGACTCTGGAACGTAGTTGTTGGACATCTTTGCTTTGATTTCCAGAAGGGCCTGTACAATAGCCTTACCTTCTGCTTCAGTTACACCGATGTCAGCAGCTGCGATCTTTTTGGTGATGATCTCACCCTTACCGAGACCAGTCAGATTTTCTTTATTCGCTACCACCATTTTGGCTGCTTCTGCGAGAACAGAACCATCCATTTTCAGGGCGAGTGCTTCACCCATCTGTTTGGTGTATTCAGAACGAACATCGAAATGAGACATAGCTTCGTCAATATCTGGAATAACCTGAGAAGTAGCCAGAAGACCATCAATAACGATGACCTTTTCACCAGTCGGAATATTCTTTCGGATGTCATCAAGAGACTTACCCGGTTTCAGGTAAGCTGCGTCTGCCCGACCAAATACCGGGAACTGAGCGGATTTCAAAATGTTGAAGTGTGGTCGTTAATCACACCTTGTCATAAGACACTTATAGTCACCTATAAGATCAGACTATATCTTTCAGACACTGGAATGTTCGATTAGGTATCTTTTCGCCATTTCTAATCGTTCGATAGAATCTTTGAAAAGACCTAAAGCTGTGTTGCAGTTCGTGCAGAGCAGACCCCGGAGCTTTCCTGTCCTGTGGTCGTGATCTCCTGCAAATCGGGTGTATCGTGAACTATTTAATTTACACCCACAAATTGCACACCTTCCATTTTGTTTGATATAGGCTTCTTCGTATTTTTCAGGTGTCCATCCAGTCTTCTTGAATGAAACAAGGGCTCTAGTACACTCTTTACATTCAGAACGATAGTGTCCAGACTCTTTCCTGAAATAAAACTCAGATATGGGTTTTTCAACTCCACATAACCTACAAACCTTTGTGTCTTTATCTCCCACTTCGGAAGACTTCTTCCTACTGACATTTGTCATAGTCGTTGAGCTTTTTCTCCTTTCGGTAGAACTTAGCTGCTGATTGTCTCCATTAAGAGAGTTTCCAGCAATTAAAGAGATTTTTAACGAGAAGCAATTCCGCTTTATTTACCACTCGAAATAGTACGAACAATGTGTCTTCCCATAGTTACGGAAGCACGAGTAAAGGCTGCAAGAGTTTCACCTGCGAATACCTTCAGATAAGCACCCAGAGCGTCTTCAGTACCCTGAATAAGACCGGGCTGTGCGACAAGTACGTCTGCCACTAATAAATCAACTCCTTTTTAATAAATTAAACACTGTTTAAGAATTAGCCAAGAATGTGGACTGCATTGTCATACGCTGTACCTTTTCGGTGTATGCCATATCATTGCCGTAACGTGGGTCATTCATGGCTTTAATCATAGCGTCTTTGCTATTAAAGCCTCTGTTCTCCACCGCCGTAGCACCTCCAAGAATAGAGCGATTAGACGTTCCATATTTAGTTGTCATCTGTGCTTTGTAGCCATTGATAAGAGCGGACAGCTGGGTCAGACTACCAGACTGGATAGTCTCATTAAAAGCCTGTACATCGGCTTCTCCAAGACCCTTAACGAAATTGCAAAGCTGTTCATAGGCTTCCTGCCCACCAGCCACTTTATAAACTGCATTGATAAATTCGTTTACCTGTGCTTCAAAGCCTTTGATAAATGCGTTGACTACAGCTTCCGGATAGCCAGCCCCTTTAAGAACCTTCATAGATTTCTCAGAGAGTTTGCCGTTGTCTTCATACTCTTTGACAAGAGCATCATAATCGACCCCTTTGTTAGTGAGGTCTGCTTTGACTTCATCCTCTGCCTTCTGCTGGGCTTTGACCCCATCTTCGACTTCTTTGATCTCAGCTTCTGGGGTCTTCTCCTCTTTCTTTTCTTCGGGCTTAGACTCTTTGTTTTCGGTGTCTACCTTCTCACCATTGTCAGTGATTTCGACACCTTTGTGTTCTTCAAGAGTCTCAATGGCTGCTTTATCAGCAGTCTTTCCTGCGTCAACTACAGTACCAGCGTCAACTTCTGGCGTTGGATTTACGACCTGTTCTTCACCTTCCATAATGTTTATTCCTCCTTGTTAGCTTGCTAACCTTCTTCATTTGCTTTCATCATACCAGCAGCCATCTGAGGTGCTGCCTTTTCAGCCATTGCTGCCATCTGACTCTGCTGCTGTTCCTGCTGGAGCTGTTCTGGGGTCTTAATCAAGTTTTCAGTATTGATAGAAAGACCATTTGCCATTCTCTCAGCCATCACAGTCCAGTTGATAACCTGAGCCATTTCTGGATTCTGACTAACAATCTGACTGAATGTCATCATCTTATTAAAATCGTGTCCACGCCCAATAGCTGCCAGACCAGTAGTAATAGTCGGCTCTACCAGACCCTCAAGATCTGGAATCTGACCAGTCCCTTCAAGCTGTACCAAAAGTCTCCTTACGAGAGGCAGCTGAAGCTCCTGAGACAGAATAGAGTAGACACCACCTAATGTGTCTTCCAGCTCCGATGCCACATATCTAATTTCTTCGGCAGTTACACGTTCACCATTTCTCTGGACTGCTGAGTTAAGCATAAATGCAAAAGACAAGCGGTCAGAGAGCATGGTAACAGTGGAAGCTGCCACCTGAAGATCTGCACCTTTGTTGAGCTGAAGTGCCTGTACATCATCGGGTCTTCCCGGTACAAAGCTACCCGATTTAGCCTTTGCGAGCTTAAAGGGTCTTGTGATACCGTTCGGGTTGACCAAGTACAGCACATTAGCACAGATAGCGGACATCTCTACGATAGCCTTAGAGAGTGCTTCAAGAGATCTAAGATCCCCCAGATACTCCTCTACAAAAGATCTACCGTAAGACTCCCCATCCATCTTAACCATTCTTAAAGGAATCCATGGGGTCTTTTCTTTCGGGTACTGCTGTTCAGACCCCTTCACTACTTCCCCATCCACTTCCTGATAAGAATAAAAGACATCATTCTCCAGATAGACATGAGTATAGACAGTGATAATATCTTCCGGCTTCTTCTCTTCACCGTTGTGAGTTACCATAGCCTTTACGTCTTCTGGAAGGGCTGCAAAGGCAATTTTGTCCATAGCAACAAGCTGTACTACGTTACCTAAAGCATCCCTCTGGAGAACATAAGAGTTCAGTTTGTAAAGTTTCATACCACCTTCTTTTGGAGGTAAGAAGAGCAAACAGTTACCAGTCACGACCAATACTTTTATAGCTTCTGCAAGCGTCACTCTGTATTGATGTGTCTCCGCATACTGAATTGCTTTCTGTTCAAGATTAGCTAAAGCCTGTTCAACCTGTTCACGCATTTCAGGCTGATTTGCGAGATCTGCTTCTGCGTCTTCTCCCGGTGTAAGTCTAAAGAAGGTATCATTTGGTGGGAACAGAGCCAACATTAGTTTAGACCCTAAATTGTTTACACCTCTAGCTCCGATACTCTGATATGGAGTGTCGAATGTAGAAGACCCATTAGACCCCTCTTTAGGAAAGAGCGAGGGAATTGTGTATGTAGCACAATCTTCTGCTCTAGTTACATACGGAGAACGATCGGAAGAAAGTCTCTCATAAATAGACTTAGCGGTCTCTTCATGATTAAATGTAGTTCCTTTCTTCGCCATTCACATCACCACTTAAAGGTTCAGTCCTGTGCCTGTAGTACCACCACCGGAAGCATCAGAACCATTGCCAATCATAAGACTCTTCTTACCCATGGCTTTCTTCTTACGCTTCGTTGCATTAGTGTCTACATTGGTGTCATTATTCTGTGCATCTGCTGCTGGAGCTGCTGCTGCCCCTGCCGACTGAGTGACAGATGCCCCAGAAGTCCTAGCTCCAAAAAGTTTACCTACAGCTCGAAATGGTGCTGAGACAACTTTACCAATAGCGTGGCCAATACCGCCCATAATTAAATACTCCAACCTCCTGTGCCATTTACACTAACTCTGTTATTATTCATACTTTCTGTTCCTCGCCTGATCTGTAGTGCCTGAGAACCTCTTCGCTTCTGCTTCCACATATCCGTCCCCCCATAGACAGGAGAGTTCGGTTCTGTAGCTTCAGTAGAAGGGGTCAGCTCTCTAGCAGTGACAGACGGTGTAGGAATCTTAGGTGTTTTCCAAAAACACACCCTATCACCTCTCATTCTGCTCCTTTACTAACGAACGTAAATGATTGATAATATCTCTTGCCCCCTTAATGTATCCAATTTTGTACTCTGCGGATTCATCTTTAAGAGAATTTAAGAGCAAATCAAAATCAAACAGGTCATCAAGATACGTTACAATATCTTCATGAACATATGGAATCTTAATTTCATCCACAATGTATACCTCCTCTATTAGGTGTCTCAATTAGTCTCTATAGGGGGTGTCTCAATTAGATAAGACCCAAACAAAATATGGATAAGTAAAATCACATTTACCGTGTCTCTTATAGAGATTTTCGATCATCTTAGGTTTATCTGTCATAGACGCTCCTGTCTCCATTAAAGAACATCCAAGATCATTAGCTCTCTTCTTCATGTACTTCAAAGCGACTCGACCAAAGCCATGAAAAGCTGGGTCTAATCCTAAGACAAAGAGTTCTTCAAAACAGGTGCGTCTAGTGTACCATGGGGTTACAATATCAAAAGCTAACACACCAACCTTGCGTCCATTGGTGTCCTTAAAAAGAATAAGGTGTCTTGCCTCTGCAATCCAATAGAGGCTATAGTAAATAGCTCCAAACTCAGCAATGCTCTTCCCCGGTTTGGAATGCAAAGACCTAATCTCATTGTAAACCTTAGAAGCAATGTATCTCATTGTCTCATCATCATTAGAGTCTACTTCGATGGAGACCAGAGAGTTGGCTTTCCGTCCTTCCACTCTGTGTCTCTTAGAATACGAGCGACCCTTGCTTGCTGCAAAGCATCTTCCTTTGTTAAACCCTTTCGTAGAAATGTCCTCTCTACCGTGTGCCATGATACTCCCTCCTTGTCAAAAATCTTTTCTGCTGTCTTTTCCCCAATTCCCGGACAACCCTCATAGTTATCTGCTTTGTCTCCAATAAGGGTCTGGGTATAAAACCATTTGTCTGCTTCACGTTCTGAGATGTGATAAAGTTCACCCTGAAGGAAGTTGTAGAAGATACCGGGGATAGACCTAAAGTCTTTATCCCCAGAGCTATGAACTTCATGCCCCTTAAAGTGAGTAGCTAAGATACCTACTACGTCATCTGCTTCAAGGGTCGGTATCATCCTTGTAATGTAGTGAGCTTTAATCCAGTCAAGGACTTCCAAATAGCAAACAGGTTTTCTCTTACCAATTCTGTTAGCCTTATAGGTAGACAAGATCTTTTTTCTGAAATTGGCTACAGGGTCTGAAATGCACATAATGATCCTGTACTCACCTTCGTAGTTGAGCTTATCCAAGATCGTTGTGACAATTCCTTCGACCCTATCGTCAATCTGTGCTTCTGCTTCATGTGCGTCTGCGTGAAGAGTCCAAAGACCATCACCCCAGTTGATCTCACGTTCCACTGAGGAGCAAGACACAAAACAAAGCATATCGGCATCAAGAAGAATGTAGAGCATATTATAAATATCCTTCCTTCTTCAGGAGCGTAAAGCCCTTTATCGTAACATACCAAGAATTTGTAGCAGTTCCAGAAAGTACAGAAGAGATATGACCACGAGAAGCTGCTTCTGCAATAATAAAAGCATTCTCTCTAGCAAAATCACTCTGAAGTCTGTACTGCTTCTGCATCATCTTACAAAGTGTCTCCAGGTATTTATTCAAATAGAATACTCCTTTCGTATTAGTGACAGTCATACCAGTTCCTCCCTTTCATTCCATCGGTATCCAACTGTACTCTGAAATTAAAATGAGCTTGTGTGTCTCTCATAGCAGCTTGTGCTTCTGTGATAACAATATCTGCAATCTCCGATGTTCTGCATGCGATCTGCTGTTCGTCATGCACCCAAGCCATAAGAGCAAAATCACCATTCCAACCATGCGTAAGTCCACGAGCTAACAACCTCTCTTCCGTTCTTACTATCCAATACTTACAGACCAAAGCACCAGCCGACTGCAAGAGAAGGTTAAGGGCTGAATGGATAGACCTAACATGTAGGTGTCTTCCATCAAGACCCTTTAGGTACTTTCTACGCCACTTAATGATCTTCCCCTGGTACTCTTCAGCTATAAGGCACTTCTTAATATCATTTCGTAAAGAAGAAATAGCGGGAGTCCCAGCAAGAAATTTCTTCTTGAGTCGTTTCCCATCTGCCGAGTCACCACCTACGATCTTACCAATCTTTGCATCTCCTGCCCCATACAAGAAGGCATAGATAAACGTCTTTGCTTCATCTCTTGTAGGTAGACCAGCTGCTTTTTGATTTGCTGTATGAATGTCACCATGGACTACTTCATCAGCATATGCACCAGAGTCATAAGGGTATAGGAAATGAGACAGACACCTAAGCTCCAAACCACAAGCATCAATGCCCGCCTGTACCCATCCTTTAGGCACTCCAAACAGACTACGACACTCCTTTCCGTAGGGACTAGCATTGTGAGGAACCTGAGTAACATTTGGCTGGCTATGAGTAGCACGACCACTAACAGTACCGTTAGGATTAACTCTTCCATGGATCTTTCCATCTCCTTTCACACACTTCAACCACGCCTGTGTGCCATCTGCAAGCTGCCCCAGACGCTTAGTAAGCATTAACTGTTCTTCAAACAAAGGAGCCAAAGTACGAACTGCTTCAGGTGCTGCTTCGTCTTTCGCCATAAAGTGAAAAGTCGTTTCATCTATCTTTAACCTCCCATCTTCCGCATAAAGATCATCATTTTCTGGACTGTATTCATAATGCTGTCTAATGACCCATTCGATCTGCTGCCTAGACCCCGGATTGAACTCTTTGTATCTCTGAATGGGAACACCAGCTTTATACCCGAGTCTCTTATTGTCCCTTTTAGGAATGAATACTTTCCCCGGAATTGGTGGAGCAAGTTCTTTGATCTTTGAAGACACAAGAGCTTCTCTATCTCTAAGTGTCTTTTCAAGTTCCTTTGCTCCTTCAATGTCAAAGGGAAAGCCATTTTGCTCCTGCTTTGTCATTAGCCACTGAGCCTTATGCTCTAGGTCAATAGCAGCTTCAGGATAATGTTTAGCCAGCTCCTTTTCATAAAGAGCCTCAGTGACAACAACATCCTGCTTATTGTACTTCAACATGTCATCATTAAACATTGCCCAAGCATCTTCTGTGTCTTCAGCATATGTACCTTTATAGACACCAAGACGATAGCCATAAGCCTTTAAGGTGTGAGACCCAATTAAAGACCCCGGAAGATCATCTCGATGATATGCCTTATAGTCAGAATCAGCAATGTTTGAGAAGACAAGTCTAGCCAGAACTAATGTGTCTACAACATTCTTTCTCTTCTCTCTAGGTATATCAAACCATGGATAGATCTTCTGGATAGCTGGAATATCGAAGTTGATAATATTGTGTCCACAAATACCTTCTCCGTCATTCACAGCTTCCCAGAGTCTCTTTACTCCATCTTCAACTTCTTCGGGTCTATAGCCCTTAACATTATGGTGTCCATCAGATATGCTTAGACAGTGAATCTTAGTCATCGTGTCTAACAGACCGTCAGTTTCAATATCAAATATAAGCATACCTAATTTCCTCCTTCTATGCTTTACTTACATACCACAAGCACTATAGCCACAACCAACACAATAGCCACAATGCCCTTCAACCTTAAAGAGTTTTTCATGACACTCTGGGCATACTCTATAGTCAGCATCACCGCTGCAAGTTGGCTTCTTTGGTGCTGGCTCTGATACCTTTGGTTCAACCTTTTCTTTCTTCTCTTCAACACCAAGAATATTTCCTCTACGGCATCCATCACGGAACACCGTAATTCCTTTACATCCACTTCTCCAAGCTGCAATGTAGATATTAAATACATCATCCACAGTTGCGTCATGTGGAAGGTTGACAGTAGAGCTGATAGCATTATCTACATACTTCTGCATAGTGGACTGGAGAATGACACGACTCGCCCATGGAATGTCATGTGCTTCTACGACCCATGGGAACACATCTTTAATTTCCTCTGCAGTCATGTCAAGAGGATAACCAAAGTGGTTAAGAAGGTCTTCAATAGAACGTGCATAGACACGGAAATGATCCCCGGTCTTCTCCATCTTATGAGTCGAACGATCATAGAAGAGCTTAAAAATAGGCTCACAACCACCTGTAAAGTTACCCATGAAAAGACTCATCGTACCAGTTGGTGCAATGGACAGAAGAGAAGCATTAGCCATACCATATTTCATTACACTGTCCAGTTCCTCAGTGGTCATCAGGTCTTTATCAACAGTCGGAAGGATCCCTTTGAAGAACTTACCGTAACTACCAAACCGAATAGCTTCACCTACAGAGGCTTTAAGAGCTGCATCATGCATTGTCTTCAAAAGTGTGTCTACAAATTTAATGGACTCTTCAGAACCATATTTGATACGGAGAGCTACAAAAGCATCAGAAAGACCAAACAGACCAAGACCAATCTGTCTCCAATCATCAATGCACTTCTTGTTTTCTGGAAGTGGCTGCTTATCATAACCGTACTTCAGAACGTCATTCAGTGCCATTACTGCTTTGACTACCGTTTCACAGAATGCTCTGTAGTCAAAGAATGCATCAGTCTCGAACTTATTTCGTACAAAACTGTACACGTTAATAGAGCCGAGATTGCAAGAGCTATAGTCAGCTCCAAGAAATTCACTGCATGGATTGGAAGTGGAAATATGATAAGAAGGACGATTAGGGTTAAAATTATGCTGCTGGATACGATCATTAAATAACACCCCCGGATCTCCCATGTCCCAAGCGACTGCACAAAATCTCTTAAAGAACTTTCGTGCATCAATAAACTTCTCAATAATTTCACCTGTGTCTTTACACTCAAAGTGCAAACGGAATTTAGTATCATTCAGAACTGCTTTCATAAACTCATCAGTAAAGAGTACAGAGATATTCATAGATGCAAGTTTTGTACCTTCTTCTTTCAGATCAAGAAGTGCCTCAACATCTGGATGGTCACAGTTGAGAACGATCATCTCAGCTGCTCTGCGACCTCTTGCACCAATGATGTTACCAGTGGTGTTGTAGAGTTCAAGGAAAGACACAGCACCTGTAGAAGTCTCTGCTGCATTTCTGACCTTTGCTCCCTTTGGTCTAAGTTTGGAGATGTTTACACCAGCTCCACCCCCACGAGAGAAGATCCTAGCCATATCTGCATTGGACTTATAAATAGATGTAATGTCATCTTCTGGCATTGGCATAATATAGCAGTTAGAAGAAGAAGCCTTAACTTCTGGTCTTCCTGCCATATAAAGGGTTCTACCGCCAAAGCAGAACCTACCTTCTTCCAGACTCTCTTTAACAAAGTCGTAAAGTCCTGGACGTACAATAGACGCTACTCTTTCACAAAATTCTTCTGGAGTTTCTTCTGAGTTCTTAGCATACTTTGCCTTAAAGATCCCCATAGACACTTCACGATCTTCCCAAGATACTTTCATATATTCCTCCTAGTTATTAAAATGGACAATCATTGTCATCCTCATTATCTTCATCATCATCATCAAAATCACTCAGCCTATCAACTGCTGTGAGTCGGTCTGTGTCTCTATCATAGAACAAATAACCAGCAATCCCTGTCTCACCTGTCCATCTATTCTTCAAGACACGGACTCTGACAAGGTTCTTCTTTCTACCATCTGCTTGTTGATTTCTTTCCAGACCAATAACTGTGTCTGCCAGCTGTGCAATAGCTCCAGACCCTCTGAGCTGAGATAGAGAAGTAGCCCCACCTTCTTCGTGCGCCTGCTGATCTGGCACTCGCCTAAGATGAGAGATGACTATAAGACCCACTCCTGTCTCCTCGACAAGGGATCTCATAATGGTCATCAATACATCTATCAGCTTTCTTTCATTGTCTCCTTCAATACCAGAGACAGCGATAGATACATGATCTAGTATGATGAAATCACATTTTTCACCTACTGCCATATACCTAATTTTGTCCATCAAATTGTCACCTTCAAGTGACCCAAAGTGTTCATAAAGAACATAGTTACCAGTCCCCATTGTCTTGTCAAATGCAGCTTTGAACTCTTCATCAGATAATCCCTGACGATTGATGTAGAGTCTTTTGCCAGCAGCTATTGACATAAGACCTTTGACTGTACGCTTAACGTTCTCTTCAAGCATCAGCATACCCACTTTAAGATGTTTGTCAACACCCATATCGTAGGCAAGCTCTCTGACAAAAGTTGTCTTCCCAACACCAGTACCAGCGGTAAGGACTGTCAGTTCACCTTTGCGGATACCCATGGTCATTTTATTGAGATCAATATCCCATGGATACGGATAGCCTTCATCGTTATCATCTTCCTTTGAGACTTCATCCCATGTGTCTTTACCATTGATAATGCCATCGGGCATATATGGTTTTGCAGACCAGATAGCTTTGATAACATCCTGTCCCTTACCATTAAGCAAACATTCATTCGTGTCTTTGAGAGGAAGATTGGCTACATAGAGCTTGTTTGGCTTCAGCAACCCCTCAATACTCTTCACCCCCTGCCTTCCTGCTTCGTCCATGTCAAACATAACGATGACCTGTTCAAAGCTATTCAGCCAATCCATGTTGGCTTTGAAGACCTTTTTAGCAGACCCAGCTCCTAAAGGTAAGGACACAACAGGGTACTTGTTTCCCTGAAGTTGCGAGACAGTCAGGCAATCAATCTCTCCTTCGGTGATGACTAACTTCCTACCACCACCACCAGCCCACTTTTGCTGTCCATAGAATCTATTGGAGATGTCACCTCTTACTTTGAAGATCTTGTTAGCAAATCTGAGCTTCTGCCCTATAATCTTTCCTTCATCATCATAGTAGTTTGCTACCTGTGCCCATCCCTCCGCCATTCGGACTTTGTAGTATGAGTATGCCCGACACGTTTCTTCTGTGATACCTCTAGCTCTCAGTGAGTCCAGTTTCATGTTCTCAATAGGGATGATAGCCTTTGTCTTAGAAGACCCCACTCCCTTAGACTCCTCTGCTCCGTGATAGGTATGACACGAAAAGCAATAAGTGTGTCCATCGCTATACTCACAAAGAGCATCATGAGAACCACAATCAGGACACGGAAGATGAACCCTAATTGCGGTACTCTCTCCATGCTCCATCTTTAATCAATCCTCCAAATCACCAGCATCGTTAATTTCCATAATCTTTGCATGTGGATACTTAGAAGCAATCTCTTTGACAGCTTTCTGGACTGCCGTAGACACTTCCTCTTCTCTTGCTGTGTCTATAAGAATAGCAAGAGCTTTATCTTCATGCTCAAACCACCAACCAGCATATGCATATGCAACACGATCAGCTTCCACCCGACCATTAGCTCTAATGATAAAATGGAAACCTGTATCAAGCCCTCCTCTCCGCATGCTCTTTGTCCTAAGAGACTCAAGCCCTACACCATGCAAATCTTTCTTGACAATGTAAATATAGTTGGTGGCATCTCTTTTGCGGAACTTTAAGTTCACAAATGCCATCTAGTTCCTCCTTCCCCTATTAGGTGTCTCAATTACCTTTCTTCTTTGGAATCAAGCCTTTAATAGCCCTCTTTTTCTCTCTCAACCATTTGTCTGGAATCCATTTGTCTGCATATTTGAATCCGTACTTTTCACACCAGCCAGCATAGGTGGTCTTAGACCCTTTGTAAATATGGGTCTTAGACGAAGAAAAGACAAATCTAATATCCAGTTTAGGATACTGCTTCTGAATAAGCAGATGTTTCTTCCGATCGTCAACATCAAAGACACCTTTTGTCTCTATGATAATGCCATTGGGTAAAACAAAATCAGGTGTATAGTGATGAGGAGATGCCGGAATCTCATAAGGAATTTGGTACTCCTCATACTTTGCATCAATGTCAGCATCCCGAAGTTGGGCTGCTACTTTGTCTTCCAGACCAGATCTATAAGTAGCATCTACATGTTTAGACCAGCCACCTCTCCTGCTGAAAAACCTCTTCATATATTAGAACTCTCCATCCTCTTCATCGGTGTCTTCATCATCCGCAAATGGAGAAGCGTCCGCTTCAGGTGCGGAGAAGCCCCCTTCTTCTTCACCGAAGCCATAGCCCTTAGCATCCTTTCCACCATATTCTTTGAGGTCAATAATCTGAACTGCATCCAGACGCAGTTTGATACCGTTGACCACCTTAGAGATCCAGTATGGCACAAGAGTATATGCGACTTTCGCAATAGTACCATTACCGATAGACAGTGGGTCTTTGATCGGCGTCCCATGGGCATCGAAGACTGGGATAGTCACCTTATGCATCTCACCAGATTTGGTCTGATAGTGAGAGTTTGCCTTAAACTTAAAGACAATGTCACCATCTTTGTCTTCACGGTAGCCGAGGAACGGTTCCGCAGACCACTTCTGCCCCGGTTTCAGTTTGATGGAATGTTTAGCCTTCTCAAGTTCGGCATCAATCACCGCCATGAGAGCATCGGTTTCTTTCTGATCGAATTTGATATTGACCGTATAGCCTACGTCTTTACCTTCATAAGTTTCAGGTTCGTAGATATGCGGAAACAGAAGACTCCCCTTTGGAGTTACACCAGTTGTAAATTCACGTTTTGCCATAATAATTATTTATCTCCTTTCAAATCAGTAGAGCCAAAACCGCCATTTCCTCTTTCGGTTTCACCCAATTCATTTACTTCTTCAATTTTGAATATGGGGTCTTTCACCAGAATAAGCTGTGCAATGCGTTTTCCTTCAAGGGCATAATAGACCTCATTGGTATCGTTAATGACCGGCATTATGATCTCTCCTCTGTAGTCGGAGTCAATAATGCCTGTGCAGTTTGCCAGTCTAATGCCCCGTTTGCCCCACGAACTACGGATATGGATTTCTCCATGATACCCTTTAGGAATCTCCATAGCAATGCCAGTGTACACTTTTGTCACTACATGCGGAAAGAACGTAACAGGGTCAGACACAGCAAGATCAAACCCTGCTGCTCCTTTAGTCATCTTCTTTGGAATGAATGCATGTTCATACATCTTTCTAAACTTTAGGGTTGGAAGTTTCAAATTCTGTTACTCCTTTCACAATAAATTCACGAGACAGCGAACACTGAGACACAATTTCTCTACAGAAGTCTCTCCATTCTGGCAGTCTATGGTTGTGTCTCTGTTTCAAAATGGTCTTGAGCTGTCTATAGTTAGTCGTGACTCTGGCGGTCAGGTACAGACCAGTAGGGCAAGAGTACAGCAGTGTCAAGAAATTGACTTTGCTGGGGTCTTCATTGTACCGCTTCTGGAGTACCTTCAGACGGTTCACAATCTCTGGGTCTGTGTATGTTGTGAAAGCCGTATCAAGTTCCATCTTTGCCAGACAGTGCATCGTAGACTGACTGGAGACAATCTGTGCAAAGTGATAACGCTCAAACTCAGTCCACATCTTGACAGTACATGTCAAGTCAAAGGACACCACGATACCGCTAAGGAAGGTATCATGTCCTTCACTAGATGCATGACTTGCCAAAGACACAGCTCTCCTCCAATCAAGGTCATCAATGTATCTGTGCTGGGCATCAAAGTCAAGAAATGCTTTCATCGGGTATCCCGATGCACGAATGCTATTATTCATATCGTACACCTGAAGATTTGTAATTCTCATAATTATTTCTTCTCCTTCTTAATTTCTCCTAAATAAATATCTGGGTCTGGCATATAATAGCTAACAGAAAAGCAACAGTTAAGATAGCTGAGATAATAGCTATCATGATGCACTGTTTCTTAGTCATTTGCTTTCTTCCTCATACATATTGACCTCAATGAGAAGCTGTGTCCTCACATGCAGTTCAACAGAATCGTCACCATACATATCTGTCTTATCCGGAAGATATGAAGTAGCTCCCGGATGAATAGATACAACTGGCAGATTCTCAACATGTGCTGGGGACATAAAAGCTCTCTGCCCAAAGCCAAAAAGAACATCCTTTTTGTTACCAAAGATCAGCGTAGAATAATTATCTGGGTCAGAATCCATAAGACCAATCAAATAGTTGTCTGGAATGACCTTTAAGAGTTCTTTAAGTTTCATTTTCTTTCCTCCAATCTTCTGCTGCTTTAAGCTGATTAGCATACCATGCGATCTTTCCGGTGGTCTCTCCTTTGTCTCCTTTACGCCCAAACCGATACGCATATTTCATGATGTTTCCCCAAAGGAATCCTTCAAACTGCTCTGGAGTCATCAGGTGCTTCATAATGTCAATGGCTTCTGGAAGACCCTCGACCTTGTAATGAGATGGGTTAATGGCATCTTCCATCCGCTCTACAGTGCTATCGTCTCTCTTGTCCCTTTCATTGAACCATATCTTGATCTGATTGCTTTCGTCACCTTCATCCTCTCCGAGTTCATGAAGAACATCTGGAAGAGCCTTTGCAGCAGCTTTAGGGTCAATATGATAGATACCCATTTCAGGCTTCTCTCCATCTGCCGTATACTTTCCGTCTTCTGTGAAGTAGTCAAAGGCACCTAAATGTTTATCATCCCACAGGACTGTAATCGGGAGGACATCACCAGCTTCACCCTCAGTATCTGCTACTGTGCCACCACCAAAGTAAGGTGACCAAACACGCTCGCCAACCTTAAATTTTCGATCATCAGCACTCATTTTTTCGTTGTCCTCCTTCATCTTTTTTGCAATGTTGCTGTTAATGACGCTTGCAATCTGTCCCACTTCTGAACCTCCTGTATCCTCTTTAGGGATGTCCTTAACTAAAATGAGTTTTACTTCATCAGAGCCTACAAATCTGGAGATTGACATAATGCCATCTCTTGTAAAGGAACTCCATGGTTCATTCTTGTATGGTGACTTATCCCATACGACTCTAATAGGATATGGTTCATCTGTCTTCCATGCTTCAACAACCGTACCCTTACCATAGAATGGATAGAATACCCTATCCATGAGCTTGAACTCTGCCATAATATCCTCCTTGTTATCTTATAATACCACTAGGACTCTCCAAAATAGTTTCTAAGGAGTTATAAAGGTGTCTTAGTATAATTTACTTA